ATGAATGAAGACAAATTCTTTGATGTTGTGTGTTTGGGATGCGGAGGGATCGGGTTGCTGTCAAACGGTCTTTGCAGACATGGGTGTGGAGCTGTCCACAATTTAGAGGTGATGAATGAGTAAGCGCGCCAGGATAGCTTTAGATCGGAATGTTATGGAGATGTTAGAAGAGTATAAGACTAAGATCCAATGGCACGCCACTAAGGGAAGGGTCCCCCTTTCCTGGAATGACTTTTTCATAATCATTATCTCAGACTGGAATAGTGGCCGTTCTAAGTGTGTCTGTGGCTCATTCTATGATTGCCAGGCATGCAACACTGAAAAGACATTAGCGGCTCTTAAACTCGGCGGATATGACTAAGACATCGAAAGGTGGAGGATATTGTCTCAGGTGCAAAGCCTGGACAAAGTCATACATCGGGGTTAGAACATCAACGGGTCAAGTACTGTGTAAACACTGTAGTAAAGCATGATCTGTAAAAAGTGCAATAGTGAAGTAGAATTTGAAAACGCACATGCAGAAGTAAAATGGCTAAATGAAAAAGGCCAGTATTGTTATTATTGTGATGTAACACAAAACGCTTATATAATCAATTAAACGATATTTGCTTGTGCCTGTTGGACTGTACACTCGGAAAGGAGCCAATGGCCGTCGAATGTATTTCCGTGACGGCAAATTAATTTCCGAAAAGTCCTATAAGGCGTCTAAAGCCCGCACAAACGGGAAGAGATCCACACGAAAAGGACAAGTGAGGAAAACAGCAAGACGGGCATACAAGAAAAAGAATAATCCAAAAAGGAGCAAATATATGAAAGGAATTCCACATCCAAGCGTGACGGGCCTAGCATCTGGCATGGCGATAGCTGCGTATCTAAACGCAGGCAAGACCCTTAACGGTAAGTTTCAAACTGAAGGGGTTATCAAAGACGTAACTGACGGACAATTAGGTCAGGCATTCAATACCCTGGCAAGTAATGCCATGAGTATGATCGGAACCGACCTCGGGAGAAAGACGTTAGTGACTGCTGGACTGGTTGCGGCTGCTGGAGCATTCGCCCGAAGGTCCTTCCCACAATTAAAACTCGGATCGAGTAAAATATATTTCAGGCTTTAGAGGTAAAAAATGGTAACAACAATATCAAGAACATTTGACAGCACGCCCACCGACAAGGAATACTTTTCTTTGACGGATAACATGAATTCCAGTAATCTTGGAAATATAATGGTCCCTGGATCTTCACAGCGCATAGTTCGAGTGGATTGTGCCTTTGATGTATTTAATGCAAAAGGCGCCCAGGTCGTATGCAGACTATTAGGATCTGATTTTTCAGAACAGAACTTCACCATCTGGGGAGTAGCTGGCGACACTGCTGACGCAGCAGCCGCACAAGGCTATCAGACCGTGCCCGTATCGTTCCCTATTGGCACCGCGAACAACATTGATTTACAGATAGCAATCCAGGTAAGTGGCGGCGGTAGTATGGCGGCCAGTTCTGGAACAGTTACTCTTTACTTCGAGTAAGCCTTGAATGGCTAAAAAGAGAAACGCCACGTTTTTAGCCCCTAACAAGGGGTTAACCGCAACGGCAGGTAACTGGGCATATGCATACTCAGGAACGTTTGAAGCCAAGTCAACAACCGCCATTATGTTAGATTTTCAAACGCCTGATCATATTGTAGAAGGTGAGTTTACTTTCAACGGACAAATACGCTATGCGGCTGGTTCTGCTGGCGGCCATTCAGTTTTTCAACTTTCACTTAATGGAAATGTAGTTGGGTTATACAAATCCGATACCGCTCAAATGGATCAACCCCACCAATTATTCCAAAGAGTAGTTATTCCTCCACTTACTCATGTTGTGGTTGAATGTATTAGCGGAGAAGATACCGCTAATGAATTACTTACGGCAACCTTTAGCGGTAGAGTCTATGCATGACCCTTGCCGCATCTAAATCAGTCTCCAGGGCTAAGGGTGGCAATATCTACGGTTGGAGTGGAAGCCAGGCTCTTAGTGCATCTGGGGTCACCCTACTATCCTATACTAACCCCTCCGCATTTTACTTAACCAGGGTAACTTTAGGAATCGATTGGTCGGGGATCTCCGCGACAGAAGTTTTGTCATATACAATCAATGTAGACGGTACGGCCTTATTCGTTGAAAAATTCGTTGTAGATGCGGACAACCTGGGCAACCAGCCTAAAATGTTTGAATTCATGATTCCGCCAAATTCAACGGTTAAGATCCAAGCAATTCAATCTGATAATAATGGGTTTATTTCGTGTATGTTGACAGGGTATCGGGTATGATTTACTCCCTGGATACTTTTTTGGCTGTTTTAAGCACAAAAAGGAGAAAAGATGGCTAAGAAAGATAGTTTTGAAGAGTTAATGAAGGGGATTGATTGGAATAGATACTTACCCGCAATAATTGGTATCATGCAACCGATGATTATTTTTGGTGCCTGGTTAGGTTTTGCTAAGATCGATAAAAGAGCGGATGCAGTATCTAAATTAATTGCCCTGGCTGAACCAATGCCTTTCGAAGTCGATCTCAATGTGCCCCAACCAGTTGTCTTAGCATCAATCTATCATTCAGTGGATGAGAGTCTCGATGTTTTAGAGGATGTTATCAAATTTTTAAAAGATGTAGATATACCATCAGCAGAAGATATAATAAAAGAAATTAAAGAAGACCTAGGCGAAGTTATACCAGGTGTAGTAGATGAAAGGAAATTCCTCCAGGACTTTGCCGCGTGCAAAAAGAATGCTAAAGATACCCTGGGGATCCTTTACAACAAATATACTGCTTGGCCCTGGATAACTAGCTGCCTGGTTCAAAAAGGATATACCAGGGGAGTAATCGAGGAGAGAGTTAGACAGGCACTTGGAATATGAACGATACCACGGTTGCCGCCATCTGGATTTTGAGCTTTGGGCTTTACTTATTAATTTATACTTACTGGATACCTCTAAGAACTCAAGAAAAAATAGAGAGTTGGTTAAAATCCGCAGAAAGTGACGAGACTTTGTTAATGTCCCTGGATGTGATTACTAAAAAAATTAGAGAACAGATGCTAATTGATTTTGAGGAATTTATGTTGCCACAAGCGCGTGATAGCCTTAAAAAATTCTGGGCAGGTTCCATGGGGGCCGCAGCCAAAGAACTTAAAGGTTCGGAGGAGGGTACGCAACTTTCTATTATGCATGGGATTACTTCTGAACTTTCTGGTTCGCCATGGTACGTGCAAGCCTTGGCGTCTAAAGTGTTACCGATGATAGCAGAAGCAGGCAAAAAGCAACCAGGAAGCAGCAATAAGCATGATTTAGGCTCGGCCTTGCAGAAATAAGCAGACGGAAAGCAAAAAAACGCACGATATAGGGGGTATTTCACGTGTAACAGAGCTCTAGGTGTTTCTTTTGGCGGCCATTTTTTGATAACACCCCTATTATTACTAGAAATTTATTGATTTGTAAGAAGAAGAAGAAGAAGAAGAAGAAGAATAATAATCCGTCGTACCTAGTAAAAAGGACATAATACAGTACAGAAGAGCCTAGCACTAACTGTATACACCCTGTTCTACAGTGTGGTATCATGAATGAAGACAAATTCTTTGATGTTGTGTGTTTGGGATGCGGAGGGATCGGGTTGCTGTCAAACGGTCTTTGCAGACATGGGTGTGGAGCTGTCCACAATTTAGAGGTGATGAATGAGTAAGCGCGCCAGGATAGCTTTAGA